AAGAAGGTCATGAGGTCACTCTCGGTCCGCACTCGTTTCCATTTTTCCCCATCGCGATATTGCCGCGACACTCGTTCGATCCCACACATGGAGTTCTCAAGGTGCAGGATCTCCCCGTTGTCTGCCTCGATGCGCCGGATCATTGTCCGTCCTCCTTCATCATCATTCCGCTGGTCACGGCTGAAATTGTCCGGTTCAGGTTCCGAAAGACCATTCCGGCCCGGCTCCAGGTCTCACGGGTAGTTTTGCCTTGATACTGCGCTGCGGTTGCTTCAATTTTCATAAGTTGATTTCCTTGGTGTTTTGGTTATTTTTTTTAAATGGATATGGATGTTCTTGAGTTCAACGTTGTTGAGGAGGAGGACGGATACGTCGCTCGCTGGGATAATCCCATCGGAGGAGGCATCACCACCGAGGGCGATTCGCTCCCGGAGTTGCTCGATATGGTCAAGGACGCCGTAAGCGGGTATTTCGACCCTCCTGGCCGGACGGTTCGCGTGGAGTTGAATTTTGTGGCGAAGCCAGCTTTCTTGGTCCCGGCGTGAGGATTCCCCGAGATGTTTCCGGCAAGGATGCAGCCAAGGCATTCCGACGGGTTGGGTTTGTCCATCTGCGCACCACGGGTTCGCACTTCATTGCGAGGAAGGATGGGATCACTTTGGCGATCCCCCTGCACCGGACTTTGCGTCTCGGCACTTTGAAGGGGTTGATCGATCAGTCTGGCCTCAGCCTTGAAGAGTTCTGCGCCTTGCTCTGAGTGGAGGTCTGCCCGTGGATTCTCGTGGACTCCGCTTCTTTTCGCTTGCGGCATTCCTGCCTTCGTTTCAATATTCATTTGTCATGCCTTTCATTTGTACGTTTGGTTTTGATTCTGGCCTGTTCGGTGCTTCTACACCGGGCGGGCTTTTTCTTTCGAACGCAGACAGTAGGACAAACTTGTCCCATTCGTCAACACAAATAATCCAATGAAATTTGCGACACTGATCTCTTCTATCCTTCTTTTAACCCAATGCTTCTCATTTGGTCAGGAGTTTGATCTACGAAAGCCATTGTCAGAAGCGGCGTTTAATAAGTTCCACGCCATGATGATGGGTGAGGCGGAACATGATCCTCAGGCCGTAGGAAGACAGACGAAAGAGATGCTGATCGGAATGCTGGGCCTAGAGAACAAAAAAGAAGTCTGGCCGGCGCTTGACGCGAGCGTCGGATACAACGTCGCAACGGTTATTCTCCTTGTTGCGAATAATAGTCAGGTGAAGTCAACTGATGCAGCTATCGAGCAATATCAAAAGGAAGCTAAAATGACGGCGTCAGATTTGAAGTCAAAGCCAGAATTGGCCTTTTTTATTGAGAATTTAACAAGCATGCTGATACTCGCAAATCGGGCGCTTTAATTATCCAAGATTTCCCGGGCGTGCTTTGGAACTCCGAAAATTGGGCGAGAAGTTCCATTCTCCCACCTATTGTAAGATCGAATTGTAACCCCAAAGAACTCCGAGGCCTCCCGCTGCGTCAACCCACGACGCTTCCGCCAGGCTTTCAGCACTTCCGGCCAGCTTTCGGGTTGTTTCGGGCTTTTCACGACGCTTCCCCTTTCGACGGATCGGCTTGCTTCGGGCAAAGAATCTCTGACATACAACCCTTTGATACGGCGACAGCGTTTAGCCGTCAACCGCTGTTTCTCCTGCCCTCGTATCCAGTCCCCTTGTCATGCCCGCTTCTACACCACTTCACCACTTCATCGCAAGCCCCCCGTCGCCTCCGCTGGAGGCCTCAGCAGAAGCCAACATCCGCATCACGTCCGCTGGCAAGCGTCCCTCTCGTATTTCACGCTCAAAAGGAGTCGCAAATCTCATGTTGTAGGCGCCGATGGCCAGGCAGTTGTGAACCACGTGGCCGTTGGCCGTGTAGCTCTCGTCTTCCTCGACCTCGATATTCCAAACCTCCTGCGGTGGCTCGGGCGTAATCGAGGTGATCAGCCCGGTCAAATACCCATGAGAGAATTTCATCTGAGTCTGGTCAAATTCACGCTCAGATATGTCATTGATCTTTCCTTCCATGACTTCCGACGTGATTCCCGCCTTCAATCGCACGGAGGCCGGTCCGCCAATAGAAATCGATACGTGCCGTTTGTGACCATTCTGCCCAGGCCTCAGCTTCAGAGACGCCTCGATCCCGCATCGCTGAGCCATCTCCCACAGTTGCCATCCTCCTGTCATGGAAATTGTCACCGCATTGGATTGGCCACCAGAAAAGCAGCCATCCCCCAAGAAATACCCTTCGAGGATCTTCTTTTGCTTCTCCACTGGAAGGCTCTCCACCCAGGCAGGGAATCGTTTCTTGTCTGACTTCTTCATTTCCTTCTTGAAGAATCCAATCCATGGCATCGACCCGAACGAAATGCGCCGGCATCCGTCAATCGTCTGGCCGTGGCAGTGTAGCCCAAGGCGCGTCAGATACGAGCGAAGCCATTTCTCAATGCCTGTATGCTGTTGGTTGAATGACAGGGTTACGGTGTGCCGGCCGAATCCCCCTTGGGCATAGTAGAACCCGAGGAACTGACAAAAATCGTCATCCACCTTCACGAATTGTTTGATCTGGGCGGCCTTCGGGTTGATGCGTGTCCCGCCGTAGGTCGTGGAAACAAGCCTCCCGTCGGATTCATGATAACTCGGAGGGCAATACGGCATAAGATCAAGGAAGAGCTCGTCCTCAACTTCTCGCCCGGTCGTGCTCGTTGATCCAAACTCCTTCTCTCGCAAGTCGCGCACGGCAACGAACTCAGGCGCGGCATAGTCTCGAACCATTCCCTCGGTCCGTGGCCGATATTTCACCCCGGCGGCCGCCGCAAAAAGGGGATGCTCAGAGGTAGCGAGCAAATCGGGCTTCCCTACGGCTTTCACCCGGGAAACGTCGGAGGCTGTCCGGTTCATCACTTTGAAAACCCGACGGTATCGCCCCATATGGGTGAGCACTTGATCCCCCACGACTATCTCTTTGATCGGCTTCACCCCGTCCACGCACCGGATCAAGGTTTCCCCGACAACGCAGAGGACATCATCATCATGTCCGCCACCAGCTTCTCGCCTCCCCTTCTTGTCCACGAAATCCACTAGCTCGGAATGGATATGCGGACACCGGCAATCCAACCGCTTGTCTAAGATCAACTCCTGCAGGTTATCAATGATTGCCGACCTCAACCCGCCATAGTCCGCGGTATCGGTCGTCCTCCATCCGTCATGGGCTCGTTCAATCGCACTATGCGGGTCAATCTCCCGGCGCTGCCAAATCGGTGGACAGTCAACCATCATCCGCAGGGCCGTGATGAACGACATGCCCGAGTTGTTCATCTCAGGGATCAAGATACACCTGCCATAATACACCGACAACATACGGATCACCTTCGCAAATCGGATCATTGGCATCCGGTTCGGAGGACGGACTCGGGCCGCGATCATCACCGGATGAATCGTTCCTCGTTCATCAAGGTATTCATCCCTCAAGACCAAGGCAGAGTGGCTGTCAAGTCCATCCCCAGTGGATTGATCGTCCCCTTCGGCCAAATCTACCGGAATGATGTACCGCAATCCTGGCTTAGGGTGTTCCCACATCCAGAAATTTGCAGAATCCGCTCCGCTCCGGCGCCACCCCACTGAGCCATCAACTTCGTTCAGTTCTCCATACTCACGGTCTTTCCGACAAAGGATTTGAATATGGCTCAATCCGTCGGCGTCGAATACCTGCTTCCCAGAGGCTAAAAAGCAACTCAGCGGGTCCCGAGGATGTTCCTCGTCAAATATCCGTGCGTTCCGCCGGCACTTTGTTCGGATGGTCACTCGCCGCCAGGCCAACTGTTCCCAGACATCGCAATCTTCCACTTCGTCTCCAAGGCGTAGTCCCATCGGTCCCTCGTTTCCGTAGAGACTGATTAGGTCCCTTTCGCCATGGTACCATGACTCCGCATCAATGGTCTCCTCCATCTGCTTCTTCTGGTCGCCGGTCAACTTGATCCGGCTTTCCTCGAATTCATACCATGCGGCAAAGATCCGCACGAAGAAATGCTGTGATAATGCGTCCTTCTCCGTGTCCGGGCATAGGCTCTCCCACTTTTTCCAGTAGAGATTTCCCCCAGGACACTCCTCGGCGGTCGGCCATCTCGCGGCCTGCCATGACAAGGCAAAAGGTTCTCCCGCTCCGTAGGGCGTCGATTCCCAGAATACCGCATTGAATCCTTCGTCTGGTATTGCGTTCATTGCCGCATCCATCGCGGCCTCGGCTCCTTCCCAATGGGCGACTTCCGATCCATGGCAGAATTGCGGCGTAGATCCTCGGGCGGTCGCCTTACCAGATGCCGTGCCTTGTGCTAATCGCGCCCCATGGTTCCAAGTGATTAGCGCGGTCAATGCTGTGTATGGGCTGCCCCACTTCGGGCGGAATTCGTCGGTCTCGGCAAAGGTCACCATCATCCGGAACACAATGTCCGACGTGGCCAGCTTGTCCCCCACTATCAACCCCTCATGCGGGTAGTTCTGCAAGTGCGCGTAGTGGATCGCTCCCACCATCGTAGAGAATCCCCTTTTCCTTGGTTTTACCCCGATGGCTCGGCAGGGCTCCTTCTTCATCTGTCGAGACAAATAAAGAGCGTTGATTCGTTTCTGCAAGATATTCAGCTTCGGGCGGACGAGCTTCCCTTTCACATCTCGAATCTTCCCGTGCGTCTCCAGCCATATCCCAGGATTCAATCGGATAAGGTCGTCAACATTTACGGTTTCGGCCATGCACTATTTCGACAAGGCCAGCTTGGTCACTTCAAACAGCCGGTCGGCTTGTTGCTGTGTCAAGGCGAGCAGGGCATGCGGTTCGGGCGGCTTCGTCGGCCGAATGCCTGCGTCCCATAGGTCATCGAGTAATTCCCGGGCTGCCTCTCGGGTGATGGACAGGGCAGATCCGAATTCCCCATCGTCCTCATTGCGCGAATAGGTCACACTTCCCAACTGAGGAACGGTGGGCCCACTGTCATCAATGCGGAAGATCCCGACATCTATCTTGTCCCGATCTTCCAGATTCTTCTTGATGCGCAAAACGTCAGCCATGACCGGGGAGTTACCATGAGCGCCTTCGTCTGTCAATCGCTGTCAATCGCTGTCAATCACCGCCCTTCCCGGCCGCCTGCCGTATCCCCTTGCCAATCTTGACTAGCTTTCGGTCTTCTTCCTTCTCGGCCGCTACGACCAGAGCATGAGCTTTCCCTATCGAGCAACCCAGTTCTGCCGCCAGTTCCTTGAAGGTCAACTCCCCGGCCATCGCCTTCCGGACCATGGCCTGCTTCATCGGCGTAAGTTGAAACTTCGGGCGCCCCAAGGTCTTCCCCTTCGCCCGGGCATTGGCCAGGCCTGCCTTCGTCCGGTCAGAGATCAGGCTCCGTTCAAACTCCGAGATGGCCATGAGGACATGCAACTGCACCCGGCCGGCGGGGTTGTCCGTGCTCGTATCAATTCCCTGCGATGGGCAGATCAGCGCCACCTTGTTCGTGTCGAACTCGGCCACCATTTGCGCCAGGTGGTTCAGGGTCCGCCCCAACCGGTCGAGCTTCACCACAAGAACGGCGTCAATGGCCCGGTGCCGGATGGCCTTCATCATGGCGTCAAGCCCGGTGCGGGTCCACTTCGCCCCGCTGATCGTGTCGGCGAAGACTGTGACGTCTTCCCACTTCCGGTTCTTGCAGTATTCGAGGAGTTCCGCCCGCTGTGGGTCGGTTGTCTGGTCCGAGGTTGAGACTCGGAGATATAGGGCTATTCGTTTCATTTGGTTCCTTTCGGATTGCTTGAGGTTGACTCATGCGGGCCTTTGTTTGCTTTAGTGGAGTGGATGCCGCGCTCGGGAGCCTTCGACGGCGATTTGCTGCCGTTCCGGCGAAATGCGGCCCCTTCCTGATTCGCTTGATATGCCGCCCCGAGTAACCGGATAGACGTTTTCGCCTCATTCCGGTAAAAGTTGTTAGCGTCGAATTTCTTGCCGGTATGCCGGGATGAAAACCAGAACTTCACCATGTCGGGAAGGCCACAAACGAGGGCAGAATGGTCAGAATTGTTGATGATGATGTTCATCGTTTCGCCTCCCCGAGGAGTAAGTCGGCAGCCTTCTCACAAGCTCTCCGGAAAATGTCTTCCCGGCGCTCATTGCAAAGGTCCCCGCAGGCCTTCCCTATCCTTGCTCCGTTCCCGTTCAAGATCCAGATTGAGAGGATCATTCCTCCATCGGGAAGCTTCACGACTTCTAGTTCTTTGAATTTAATTTTCACATTAACTCATACGCGGCAGCCCTCATCCGGTCATCCATTATTTTCATTTAATGGTCGATTTATGAAACGGCGGGATCGTCGCTCGCTGCTATCGGTGCAACGCTTTCATTTTCTGACCCCGTTTCTTGAACGCATCCATCGAGGACCTGGCCGTCCATTTCAAGCTGCAGGCCCATCCCGGAGAATGCCTTCAACGCCTGCATCATCTCGGGAGATTCGCGGAATCGGTCAATAACCTCCTCTGCGCTCTGGTGGTGGTGGATCACGGCAGCGATGCGATTCACCGGCGTTCCCTCGTCGTAGGCTCGTTCGAGAGTCACCGCTGCCAGCCTGGTCTTGTGATCGGGATACTCCACAAAATCTTTTGTGGCGTTGTCGTAGTGCTTCTGGTTCGCGCCTTTCGCTTCCCGAACGACCCTCATGCTGTCCTTCACGTCCTTGTCCGTGATGAGGTCCGCAAGCCGGGCCGACGCGCGGACAACTCGGCGGATCGCGGGCTCATTCTTCGCCAACGTCTCGATTTTTGTCGGGGCGCGCGCGAGGGCTGGCCCAGTATTTTTTTGGGCCTCGGTGAGAACAGGGAGTGAGATTCCTTTTTCCATTTTGGGAATGGAAGGAGTTGAGTTGAGAGCTTTGCGAAGATTGGCTAGAGACATTTAGATTTTGGGGATTGAGTGTTTAAGAGTTGGTATCAAGGGTTCGCGCTGAGACGGATAGGGAGAAGCCAAGTCTCAAAGTCTCACAGGTCTCACACCCCTTGGAGGGGTGAGACCGTGAGACTGAGACTGATTCCCCGGTCTCATGGTCCGTGAGACTGATACCGTGAGACGCCGTGAGACTGGGTTGAGATTTTCATTGTCTTGGTGTTGGTGTTTTATTCATTTGGTTTCGACCGGATGCCACCGGTCTTGTTTTTCGATTACGCGGCCGGAGGCCTGGAGAGTTTTCCAAACCCTGTAAAAAGTTGCTCGCGAAACGCCAGTTTCCCCGGTGGCAATCTGGGAGAGTTCCACGGTTTTGCGACCGCCGGGCTTCTTGGCGAGAAGGGAAAGCAGGACATCCTCGTTGAAATGATCTTTCTTCTGGAATTGGCCGCTGTTTTTGGTGCGGTCCTGCTTATCCAAGACGCTATCCGGAATGGAAGTTTGCTCCCAAAAGATCCCGCGCTGGGAATGCTGGAGATAGGCAATGTCGGTAAAGTCCGGCCGCGTATAGTTGGCGTCCTCGGTCTCGTCGAAGGCCCGGTATTCGAGGAGGCCGGCTCGCTTGCCCCTCTTGGCAAACCGGAGTTCAAACTGATTGTCACCTAGAGAGCGCAGGACATTCACGGCACGGGCCCAGTTCACAAGTTCCGACGAACCAAAGGCAGCATAAGAGAAATCGTGGTCGGTCCAGTTAGAACGGGACTTTGGATCATTGCTTGGCTTGCCCGTGTGGTGGAGCATCATCCAGACGACTCCTGTATCAAGCGCGATCGGATTCATCGTATTTCTCAGGAAGTGAGAGGCGACGGATTGCTTGCTGATGTCGTCGCCCACGTAGGAGAGGAGTGGATCAATCCAAACAAGATCCGGCTGGTGCTTGGCAATCAGCCGAGCGGTTGACCGCGCAAAAGCCTGGCCCGAATGCGTAGCGTCCCGGTGAAAGACCATATACTTTTGCAGATCAGCCAGGAAGTCTTCTCGCGAAACCCCCTCTGGAGGTTCACACATTGCGAAAACCCCTTGCAGCATCTCGGCCATGTCGCCGGCGTCGTTCTCCGCCTGAATGAACAGGCTCTTCAATCGCTTTCCGGCTTCGTTCTTGATGCCCCATAGGGATTTCGCCTGCGCCCACATTAGGCTGGCCTGCATGGCCAGAGATGATTTCCCTATGCCCGCTTGTCCCACCCAAAGGCATGAGCCTCCCCGGCAGACCCATCGGCGGCCAAGCACTGCGTTGGGATCGTTTTGGGTGTCGAGGGCAGCCAAGTGCAAGAGCGTGTGCTCTTCGGTTTCCTCGCGTCCTTCACTGATAATTGTGGCGACGCGCTCAACTTCCTCGCTGGCATACGAAATGGTGTCGAGCGGGTTACTCCCCGGCGAATATGCCTCCTCCTGCATCTTGGAGCACAGCGAAATAACCTGTCGAAGCGCGTACTTCTCCCGCACAATTTTGACGTAGTAATCAATGTTGGTGGCAGTCGGAACAAACGTGTAAAGCTCTGTAACGTAGGCGGCTCCGCCTACGGCATCCAAGATTCCCTGCTTATCGAGCTGATTCGTGAGCGTGATGAGGTCAATGGGTTCATCCGCGCCGTGCATCTCCTTCAAGACCTTGAAAATCGTCTGATGATTCGGAAGGTGAAAATGTTCACTGCCAATCCTTCGTTCAACCCGGATCATCGACCATTGCGGCGATTGCAGAATAGATGACAGGATGCCCTTTTCCGCATCGTTGCTCTGAGGCAATGGCAACGAAACTGCCGGGAGGAATGCTTCGCGACCACGTTCCGGCCGTGGTGAATCCTTGGGAAGCTGGAAGCCTCCATCAATGATGCCGAATTCCCTCAATTCCTCTTCCGTGTTCTGGGTGGATTGAGGATTTGCTGTTGCCTCTCCCATGGCGGCTCTAAGACTCTTCATGGCCGCACCTCCTCTGGCAGAGAGACGTTGTAGCCAAGTTGCCGATAAACCCCCATGCGCCGCTTACTCTGCGCAAGGAGGAAGTAGTGTTGTACGTCCATAAAATCAAAGATTTTCCCGTGGGTCTTCCCGTCGAATCGCCGAAGCACTCGGCCGGTGCGTTGTTCTGCCTTGGCTGCGGATCGACCGCCGGCGGCCAAGATGAGGACATTGGCCCTTGGGACATCGAGGCCCTCGTCTGCCAAGCTGGTGGCGATCATGCATGGCAGATCACCGGCTCCGAATGCGGCGATAGCTGCCCTACGTTTCTTGGCGCCCATCTTTGAATGAACTACGGCGCTTCCTGGGATCCTCTCGGAGAGAAACTCGCCATGTTCGATCTTCCCGATGAGGAGAAGCACAGAATCATTGGCGTGAGCATTGGCCATGGCCACCGTGGCATCATTGCGGGCCTTGTTTTCGAAGATCCCGATGTCTTGGGCGTATTGCCATATCACCCGGGCCTTCATCTCCTGCTCAGAGATCCCGCTAAATTTGCCGAAACGCGTCATCCTGCGCTCGATCTCCGGGCCGGCGGCCTGGGCGATGGCGGATTCCATCTCCTTTGGCCGGTTAGGCTGGAGCATCATGACGATGGCCTTGGCGAGCTTGCCAGAGTCCACCAGTGCCGCACGTTCGACAACGTGGACAATCGGGCCAATCAACTCGAAGACATCCTTTTTCAGGTCGTCATCCCGATTTGGGGTGGCGGTGAGGCCCCACCGGATGCCCTCATGGTAATTGAGCATCTTCCGGAATTCAGGGGCGGCGATGTGGTGACACTCATCAAGAATGACCAACTCAAAGCCTGCGAGACTCAAGGATGACTGGTAACAAGCGAACGTAATGTCCGCGGCCGCCTCGATGGCCGGGAAGGCCGCAACTGCGCTCTGCCCCTGAGCAACCTGCTCCATTGTATTGCAGATCCAGGCCGCCTTGATTTTCTGGCCCCGGGAAAGGAACCTCGGGAGCGTCCATTGGGCGATAGCGGCGGCGCCGATGATGGTTTTCCCGGAACCTGCGGGAGCGTGGCAAATACCACGGTTTGAAGAGACCAACTCGGCGACGGCCGGATCCTGATAATCGTGGAGGGCGATCACAAGAGTCCTCCTGCCCGCTGAAAATTAAAAGCCTGGGCACATTCCTGGGCACATAAGCCATAAGTCGTTGATTTGTAATGGCTACCCGACATGGATTCGAACCATGAACATCTCGCCTTGGGTGTATTTTCTTCACTCTCCTTCGTAGAGCTTCGCTTTTCTTTGGTGATATTCATTGATTTTCTGGAGCTTGGGCACATATTTGGGCACATAAGATGGCCTCGAAATTTCAACGGGAAAACTCTTCGTTTTGGTGGATCAAGTATCGGGATGAGAATGGAGTGATTCGTAGGGAGTCCACGAAGTGGAAGATCGGCGTCGGCCTTGACACTCGGGCGTGTGCCCGCCATGTCGCCACGCTTACCGTGCAGGAACAGGATTCCCTTGTCGCCGTGCGGGATGACCATAGGTTCACACGCTGGGTGCCTGGATTTTTTGCGGCCACGTACGCGAATTCCCCCAATACTCTGGACAAATATCAAGGATGCTGGCGCGTGATGGAGAGGTTTCTTACGCTTCACAATCTGGATTCCCCCATTCGAGTGAAGCGGAGCGACGCCACCTTGTTTCTGGAATGGAGGACGGCTCAGAAGATCCCCGGACTCAAGGGAAAGAAGACGGTTTGCCGGAATTCTGCCCTTCTGGACCTGACGATTTTCCGGGTGGTGATGTATGAGGCTCAGAAGAGAGGCTATATTCTCACGAATCCCATTTCGAAGCTGCGCTTGAAAAGGGATCCGGCCAGGGAGAAGCCTGAACTTGAGGAGGAGGATATTGCCAGGGTGCGCGAGGAATTGAAGCGGCGCCCGGAGTGGATGCGGGTATCTTTTGAGATTGCCCTCTATCAGGGGTGCCGGTTCTCGGAGACGTGTTTGCCCTTGGATGCCGTCAAATTTGATGATGGAACGATCACCTTCCTGATTAAAAGCGGGCGTCGTCATACCACGATGCTGCATCCCGGATTGAAACCATTGTTTGAAGGGATGAAGGAGAAGGGCCAAAAGATGACCTTCAACATGCCGGCCCGGAATAGCACCCGTGATTGGTCCCGTTTGTTCAAGAAATTGAAGATGGAGGGCGTTTCTTTCCATTGCACTCGGGTGACTGCGATTACGAAACTTGCTCGGGCCGGGGTGAATGAACAGCAGGCGATGGCGTATATTGGCCATTCTCATTCGGAGATTCATCGGATTTACCAGAGGTTGAAGGCGCGGGATCTTTCGGCTTGCGTGGATGCGCTTTCGTTTGCTGTGTCGCCCGAAAATCTGGATTCTCCGCCAGCCACTTGAGGGCGTGTTTCGCCGTGGTTCGGGTTCCGTAGAGGAACCTATATCCGTGCCGCTTCATGAGCCAGATATAGGTAGTTCCCCTGCCCAAGGCTTCGGATAGGGCACCGGTATTGAGGAGTTCAGGCATGGTTTTATTATTTCAGGTGGGTCTGGCAGTCTTTGATGGTGACTTTAGCCGAAAACATTTTTGAGATGTATGCGGTCTGCAAAATTGTGGTGAGCTGCGACCAGCATGCGACGCACCATTGAAAGTTTTGCTCTTTGGATCGTCCGCAGGTGCAACTCTCGGTCATATTTATGTTGCCGGAAGCCGTGGCGGGTTTCGGCTTGGATGCGATGGGTTCGTGGGCGTTCATTGGTCGAGTTGGTTGGAGAGAGTTTCGATGCGGAAAATGGACCGGGCGTGGCCTTTGCCTGTGGCGTAGGGCTTTTCGGTGTGTGATTTGCAGACCTGGGAATCATCGCGCCATACTCCCAGTTGCGTGAGGGCGTCTTTGGCGGCTTTGATGATGTTGTCCAGATCGGGCTTGCCGGTGTGCCAGAAGGGTGCAGAGGGCTTGATGATCGCGGAGTTCTTGCCGCTCCCGAAATGGGACTTCGGGCGAGCGAAAATGGCCACCATGGTGAGGGAGACCGGGCCTTCGAGCATGAGGCCTTGAATTTCCGCCTCTTTTACGGCGATAGCGATGGCGGATTTCCATCCCTCGGCGGTGCCGGGATCATAGACTCTTGCGGTGTATTTGTTGCCCATCTTGCGGGCAAACGCCTTGGGCCTGGGCTGGCCTTTGGGGTCTCCCGTGACCTCGAATTCGTAGATTGCGCTCATCGTGTTGCTACCTCCTGAATTCTTTTGCCAATCCAGTGCATGACGGGCACGGCCATGGAATTCCCGATGGCTTTGTAACGGGATCCGGCGGGATGCCACCCGAGGGGATGCCATGCGCAGGTGGCCGCCTCGATGCCGGAGCAAACGGAGAGATAATTCATTCCCGGGCCCCCTTGCAGACCCTAGCCCCGCCTTTGCGGCCGGGGAATCCTTGGCTGGCCTGGCCGATGATGAATCGAAAAACGCTCGTCTCAAGCTGCTCCATGATGGCATCCAAGTGCTCGGTGGAGACTCGCTGCTTTGGCTTGGCGTGGCCCCAAGCGTGATATTGCTCCAAGAGGACCTCTCGCACGGCCTTGCGTACCAAGAGCGGCGGCTTATGGCTGCGTTTCGCTGTCGTCGCAGGCATTATTTTGGGAAGAGTGCGTCGTCGCTGCCATTATCGGGCAGGGAGCGGGTTTCGCCGTCTTTGAGTCGGGAGAGTGAGGGGTCCTTCTCGGTGATCTTGAGGACGTCGCCGAGGACATTGCGGAGGAGTTTCTTGGCATCGACCTCCTTCATGTCGTCCCGCTCACAGAGTTTTTCGACCAGTGGTGTCATGGGAATGGTGATGCAGGCCTTGAGCTCGTCTTCGGTGAAGCCGGCTTCGCGTTTGAGGATCGCCCAGGCTTCCACGGGATCGGTGATCTTCGTCATCTTGCCGGTGGCCTTCGTTTCGTAGTTGGCCATCCCGCCGGCTTCGATGCGGCGAAGGAGTTCCTTTTTGAGGGAATCCCGGATGATGGCGGCGAAAGAAACCGCCTTCCATCCGAAATCCAGGCGTTCGTCGGTCATTTCGGCCAGGGTGGCCACGTAGGAATCTTTTCCCTTTGCGGAGACTTCACCGAGGGCGGCGTAGGTGGCGGTGTAGGTCTCGCAGATTTCTTTGGCTTTGCAGTATCGGCAATGGTCGAGGCCTGCTTTGCGTGGGGCGTCTTCGCGCGGGGTGCCGTCGGGGTTGTGGGCACCGTTCCAAATGCTGAGGAGATGTTCCTTGGCTGCGGGGAGGTCCTTGGCGGTGTATTCGGCGATGGTGAGCCGGTCGGCCTTGGGAAGCCGTGGCTGATTGATGGCGACAACGATGCCTCCTGCGCAATCCCATTCCCGATCTGCCATCACGGCGTAGGATCGGAGCTGCAGGTTGCTTTCTGCGGGCACGACTTCGTTGCGCCCGAATTTCTGGTCGATGATGATGAGGATCTTCCGGCCGGGATAGTATCTCCACCGGTCGCAATGGCCCGGAAAGATCGCTTTGATTCCGCGGCGCAGCCAGAGTTCTTGCTCGAATCCCTCTTCGAATTCTTCGGCTTCGGTGATTTTAATGGAGAGCTCGATGGCCTTGAAGATGTCGTCATCTCCCTTGGCGGAGGTGGCGAGGATTTCTTTTTGTTCCCGTGTAAGCATGGAGCGGTCCATCTCGGGATCGACGTTGAGGGCGTGCAGTAGGGTGCCCTCCATGGCGTCGGTGCTCTCGCTGTCGGGGAGGTGGTCTTCGGCAAATGCGGATCCTGGGCAGGCCGCGCGGCGGAAGATGTTGCTGGCGGAGGTAGTGGAGCGTTTCATTGGTCGTGTTTTTCTTGGGCTGCGTGTTTTTCGGCCAGTTTCGAGAGGAGACCTCGTTTCACTGTGACGGTTGCTCCTTCATCTGGGGGATCCTCGGCGGGTTCGTCCTTGGGCGGGTCGGAGAGAGCGTAAACCCGTACGGATTGCCCCTTTGCCGTCATGCTGTCGGGCAGTTGATTCCGCAAATGCGGGAGGTAAGCGCCGCCGGCTTCGCTGAACATCTTGCGGAGCCCCTGAATTTCAAAGCTGCCATTGCCATGGCGGGAGGCGATGTTGTCGAAGAACCCAAACTCCCGGTCATGGTTGCGGAGCCTGAGGAGCGGCCGCATGAGGTCGTCGAAGAGGAAATCGCCGGTCTTCTTTTCCCGCTTCACTTCGAAATGTTCGAGCTCATGATCGAGGATGGCCTTGCGCTGGTCTTCGGTCATGTCGTTCCAAGCGTCGCCGTCGAGGACGACTTCGCAATCCCCCATCCCCTTGGCCCGGTTTTTCAGGTTCACGATCGAGGGGACGCCCAGGACCCGGTGGCCCTTCTGCATTAGGGCGGGCTCTTCGGTTTCGGGATCGCGGAAGGCGAATACGTAATCAATCTTCACTCGGGCGCTTTCGAGGTCGAGGTGGTAGTTGATGGCGAGGGCTTTCCCGAGGGATTCGACTTCCTCGGAGGCTTTGGCAAATGTTGCTGGCATGGTTTTTTAGAATTTGAAATTTGAGATTTTTAGGTGCGGACGATGACTGCGGTGTCTTCGTAGATGGTGAGGCCGGGGCAACAACGCATCCCGCCCCGGATCTCGGCCAGGATGGCGGCGGTGTTTTCTTCCATCTTGACGAGTTCCGGCCGGGCGTTGTGCAGGGCCTTGATGTCGTTCAGGTTGAATTTCCACGTCTTTTTGACCGTCATCTTCTCGGCTTTTGGTGGAGCTTGCACCGGTGCCACCGCTACGGGAGTCGCTGCTTTGGCCTCGATCTTCTCCTGTTCTTGGGTGGTCGTCGCCTGCTTGGCCTGTTCGGCGAGGCGGGCTTGGCGCTTGGCTTCGAACCGCTGCCGCATCTCCTCCTCTTCCTTGGCCAGCTTGGCTTCGGCACGGTAGTGGGCAGACAGGAGCAACTCCAATCGCACCTGTTCGGCGGCGAGGTCCACTGAGGCTTGCTTCGCGATCTCGTTGATTTCCCGGGTGAGGGTCAGGACAGGATTCCCGACAGCCTTCCGGCTGGCTTCGATCTGCTTGAGGATTCCCTTGACTGTGGAGGTGGCCGCGGTGGCCACCGCCTGGGACTCTGCATCCCCGACGGTGACTACGGCCTTGGCCTCTTCGAGGGCCTGGCTTTTGAGCAGGTGAAACTCCGCTGTCAGTGAGACCGGTTTGAGTTTTTCGAACTCCTCTACGGCAATGAGGGGTTTGTTCGTGCTCATTTGCTGGAGAGTTCGGTTTTGACTTCGTCCCAATAGGTCAGGATGGTTTGCAGCTTCTTGTCGTCGATGTCGTCCAGGATTTGGCCGGCAGTGATCCACTTTTCAGCCAGGCAGACATTCAAGAGGCTCGCTTCCGAGTAGTCGCCTTCTTCCAGCTTCGCGCGGATCGCTTGGAGGGTTTCCGATTCCTCGGGAGCGTCTTTCAGGGCGGCGGGTGCTTCCTCCTCGGGCTGTGCGGCGGGCTTCGTCTTTTTCAGAAGAGTCTTTTTCTTCTCGGCGGGTTTCGCCTCGGGCTCGGGCTCTAGCTCCTTCTCGGGCGGCAGGACTTCGGTTTGCTGGGTTTCTTCTTTGGCGGTCTCCTCGGGCTCTTGCTTTGGTTCCGGCAAAGCGCGTGTCTCCCCCTTTTCACCTTCACGGTCCCTTTCACTCGGTGGCAACACCGCCCGCTTCACTTCGGTGATTTCGGCCTGCTTCTCGAAGTGGATGTCCGTATCCGCATTGAGGCGTTCCATCGTGTCGTCGCTCAGGTCGGCGAGCTTGGAGAGGCGTTTGATGACGGTCTTCTTGTACATCTCGCCCTCGTCAGCGACCCAGGGTGTCGAGTAGCCTTTGCTTTCGTGAGCCTTCCAAGAGTCGGAGCGCGCGCGGACGCTTTCGACTTCGCCCCGGTCCATGAATTCCCATGCGGCGCTGCCGTCCCGGTATTTGATGACGGCGTAGGCTCCGATGATCTCGCCCCGGTCGCTCTTCACGTCGGGATTGTGGATGATGTCGCGATTGAGGCCCTGAACGATCTTAAATTCGTCGTTTTCCTTCACCACCACGGCGTAGAGGTCGGCCACATTGTCATTACGGCGAATGAGGGAAACCAAGCCCTTGTAGTCAGGCTGGAAGGTGCATTCCATCCGGTTCGCCTTACTGTTCCAGCGCGGGATCAAGTGGGCGTGGCGACCATCCAGGGCCAGGCCCATCTGGGCGGCGGTGAGGAGACAGGCCAAGAAGCTGGTCGGGTCGCACTCGGCAATTTTGGGATTGCGATTAATGGTCGTGCGCACGATTACTCCGAATTTCTCCGGCGTGTAGTATCGCGGGAGGGCCAGCGCGAGTTGTTGTTGGATCTTGTCCGATTGGACGAGTTCCCGCAGATCGCTCTGCGGGCGGGTGGCTATTTGTGTGCTCATAACTTTGGTATTTTAGGGTTGTGTTGGTGATTTTTGACGTTGGTTTCCCTTCGTCGGGTTGTGGATTTTTCTAGGAGGGAAAGGGAGGGAAAGAGGCGGCTATCCTTGGGTGTCGTTCTTCCATGCATCGGCGGGATCATCGGCGTCGGTGCGTTCGAAATAGGCGTTCAGGCCATCGATTTGATCTTCCAGGGCACAGACCGCTGCGCTTTGATTCCAGATCGTGCGCCGGAGGATCTTGTTTTCTTCCACCTTCTCGGCGGCGATTTCCCGGTGGAGGAGCATGTCTTCGTCGGCAGCTTGGAAGGCCCGGTCGTAGAACCAGAAGAAGAAGAGCGCCCCCAGCAAACCGCCGGCCAGGGCTCCCATCCCAAACATTCCCAGCATGAGCCAGTCTTGCGTGATGAGGAGGTTCATCGTGAGGCCTCCTCTTGGCGAAGGCGGAAGGTTCCTCGGCGGGCGAATATCGGAAGAAGTCGGCCAGTCTGTCGGAGAGTATTGAACTTCCGGTAAAACGTTGCCCTGGAGATGCCGATGGCATACCGGGCTTCTTTTTGAAGCTGCGATGTGCGCCAAGTGTGGTCGCCCATCACCATCAAGAGGTCGTCCAGCGGGTATTTGGTCTGGAATTGGCCGCTGATATTGCTTTGACCATATCTCGCGCAGGTCCGCGAGGTGGGCTTTGGGGCCTCGTTGCGGAGAAATCCGAAGGCCTTGGCCAGGCGGATCTTGAAACGCACCACTGGAACCGTATTGCGAAAGAGGGTGATTAACGCCGTGGCCTGCACTTCATCGAGGAGGCAGAATGTCTGCGGACGCCCACCAACAGAGGAAGGGAGGGGTTTTGCGATTTCAAATCGCAAAAGTCCAATCTCCGCTTCGATCTCCTCTTGGAACTTGAGGAGCATCCGGTAGGCGCTCCGGTGGCCGATTCCGCATTCCCATGCGATGGTTCGGCTGTCGATGACCGGAGTGCCGTCTTTGGCCGTGCGGAGTGAGAGAGTTCCCCGACCCGTCACGATTTGGGCGGACGGGTGGCCAAGCGGGCCGGGGAGAGTGGTTGGCGTGGGCGTATTCATTTTTCCACTTCCTGTTTTTCGATCAGGGTCTCTACGAACTGGCTGATGCTCTGGTTGGCTGCCGCTGCCATTTTGTCCACCTCTCGCCGAATCCTGGCGGACATGTAGAGGGTGACTTTGACCGGATTATCCTTGCGCTTTGGGCGTCCTTTTGTTGGAGACATATGACGCAATTTATACGTCACTTATGCGTTGTAAATAATTATTTTACAGAGACGCATTTATGACGTATAAAAAGAATCATGAAAGATTCCATCAGGGAAAATCCAGTCAGGATGACGCTTTACATGGAGTCCGCAACAAGGGAAAAACTGCGTAATTCCTCAAAG